CGTTTAGCCTCTGCCGCCGCCGCCGCCCTAGCCTCTTTTTCCTTAATCATACGTTCTTTTTCTGCAGCCTGAAGACCTGTAGCAAGGTTCTGTGCAGCAATAGTCATGTAATCACCAATAGTAGGTTTATCCATAAACCCACCTTCAGCTAATTGACCTTGAACTTCAGCTAATTTATCGGAAAAACGTATTTTAGCCATTAGCAATCTCTTCTTCTTCATTCATGCCTAGCATAGCAGATTGTTCTTCTTCAGAGGCCACAGGCGGTTGTGCCATAAGGCTTTCTTCTTGAACTTGCTCTTCTGGGGTTTCTTGGGGCATATTTAATACAGGAGCCTCTTCTTCTGGCTCTACTATATCCAATGCCATACGCAAAGTTTCTGCAGTAACTGGTTTTCTATTTTCATTAACAAGACCTAAATCAAATTTTACACCTGCAGACTTGGCTTTAATTTCTAAATAACGGGACAGGGGTCCTGACATAAGTAATGCTAAATCTATACTTACCTTGCCTGAACCTACATAATTTAATAATATTGAGGAAGTAATGGTGACCAAATCAGCCCCAATATCCATCATTGCAAATACAACCTCTAGTTCTTGAGGCTCATCTACTTTATCTAATATTGAGGAAACTGCTTCATCATATTCTACTATTTCAGGCGGTCTTCTCCACGGGTAGTTACGACCATCTGCTACTAAGTTTTCGCCCGGAATAGGAGCATTAAATTTCATCTTCTATCTCCATTTCCGTTTCAGGAGCCTCTACTTCTTCCCCTAGTGTTTCAGCTTCTAGATCATCAAAATACTGGGGGGTATACATAACTGCACCCTCTTTCAATTCTTTAGTTTTACTTAAAACTTCTCCATCTCTAAACTTCTGCATGGCTATTAATACTGCTTCATCAAAACGCATATTATTATCCCTTATTATACTGGAAGGCCAATGGCTTTAGCAAATATAGTGGAGCCTGTTGAAGTACTTAGGAAGGCAGACCCTAAACTTATTAGACCACCTAAGAATGAATTTCCACTTTTTCTACCTGATTGTGCCTGTATCTGAGCGATAGTAAGTCTAAGGATTCTATCTTGTTCACTCTCTGACATTTTAGCAATCATGTCTAACATTGAATCTGCATCATCCCAAATCTGATTATGCAACTCTGTAGTAAGACCTAAAGTATTTTTTACATCCTCAGTAGTTGCTTCCCATAAAGTATCAAATTCTTTCAAGGTAACATCTTGTCTCCAAGAAGCATTAAAACGATCAATGTTATACTGCATAGTCTGATAAAATTGATCTCTACTGTTTTTGATCTGCATTACAAATTCTGCAGCATCATTTATTTCACCTGCATTAAATTTCTTTAGGGAATTAATTTCTGCAGAATTATGGCGTTGAATAGCAACATTAAGTTCTGAATAGAATTTATTAAAATCGTTAATGTTAGCAGCTTCAAAGGCTTTCTCAGCATTAACAGCTTTTACATCATCAAATAAGGCCTGTACTCTAGCAGCTTTATTTATAACTTCTGCTTGTTGTTGATTAGTAAGGTTTTTAATATCCATCTGCAAAAAGGCTTTAGCATTTTCTACTGCAGCCGTTTGTCGTGCATTTAAATTAGTGGTATCAAAATTAGCTAGTACGGTTGCTTTATTTATTAAAGCAGCCTGTCTATTTGATAAATTTTCTATGGTAAGGTCTTGAAAGAATTTTGCATCTTTATCTGCAATTTGTATTACAGAAGACATAATAGCCTGTGACATTGCTGCATTAGAAGCAGCCCCACCAATATTTAAAGTACCATTAACACTCTTTGCAAGGCCTCTAGCCCATATAGGTATCTGGTATTCGCCATTGTCATTTATAAACTGCCTAGATAATATTTCTATTTGTCCTGCAGTAGTAGCTTTTTTGTCTACATAGTTACCTTCTCCTAGCTGTTCAGCTAATGCTCTTCCGCTAGGAATACTGGTATCAATAATGTGACTAAAGTCTTGAGAAGCCCATTGATTTAGAGCCTGACCTGTGTAGTCTATAGAGCCATCTGCTTGTATACCAGTAGCCTTACCTTTTAGATCAATGGTATAACTTTCTGCGTTAACAAGATTATCACTATCAATCTCACCTTGCACAGGATCAACCATCATAGTATCATTCAGGCCAGAGGCTGCACTAGTAACATCATAACTTACAGGAGTAGATACATTGACTTCTGAAACAGTACTTATTTCATTAATATCAACAGTAGCAGGGTCTAAACTAAGATCATCTAATTGAAACTTACTGGCATCAGGGTCTACTGCTACGCCTTCAGCATTTGGGTCTAAATCAGGAATAGCAGTCTTTAGATCAAAACCATTGTCTTGCATCCATTTATTAGGGTCCTGAAGGATATCATCAATATCCTCTTGCTTTTTAAGTACCCCTGACTCTTTAGCCCACTTTAATATCTGTTCAGCGTAGGTAAGTTCTTCAACATCAACAACCCCATCGCCATCTAAGTCTAGGCCTGTTACCTCACTAGCCTCAGAAGAATTATTGTTATCTCCCCGATCATTAGAGCCATAACCTACACTTTCTAATGCGTCATACTTGGTTTTTACATCATCAGAAAGCGCATTATATGCTGCAGGGTTTGTAGTTTTAAGATTATTTCTTAACGCTTCAGTTGCGGCTGCAGTTATGGCAGTGTTTGCACGATAGGTATCAAATTTTTCTTGCCCAAACTCCTGTATCATTTTGGCATCGTCCCAAAATAAATCGTATGCGCCCATTGTTAGGTCATTTTTAATACCTGTAAATGCTGCACCTACATCAGAGACTACTTGCCCAAAGAAGCTATCATTACCACCGCTATTATTGTTACCGCTACCAGTATATTGACCCCCTCTATCCTTAACAAGATTATTTAATTCATCTCCATGTGTTGACCAAGGATCATCACTAGAATTGTAAATTTCGTTAATTCTGTCTTGATTTGTAGCCATTATAAGTTACCTCGCTCTTCCTCGCACTTTCGTACTTTGTCACGAAGTTTAACGTAGTCTGTAATAGCCATAGGGATAGCGGAGTCTAAAGGAAGACTTTCTAGCTCATTTGCCAGTAGTTCATTATATTCTTTGGAATAATTTACTATAGGTGGACAGTACACTTCTAACTGCGTCCTATAAACCGTCTTTCCGCAACCTGTCAGTAACAGACTTACGATCACTACCAAAATCTTCTTCATCTTCAGCCATTGCCTTATAAAAGTCAGAGGTCTTTTTAGACGCATCTAAATCGTCTTTTAACACTTTGTTTTTTTCTTTATTCTTACCTACTAAAGTTCCCATCATATAGATAATTGGTACTGCAAATAAAAGCGAACCAATAATGTAAGTTTTAATCTTACTAAAGATAAACACTAGTGAATGCCTTCCTTATTATCTTTCCACCTAGCATAAGCAGCAAGAGCAATACCGCCGATAGCACAAATTAAGAAAACAGTTTTTAAACTATCTGCATATGAAACCAATCCCTGAAGTTGTCCTGCTACCTCGTTTAGACCTGTAGCTGCACCTGCAATTCCTGCCCCTGCCATTGTTCTACTCTTTAGGAGTGATTTAGGAGCCTGTGAGGTAGGCTTCTGTGGCATATCGGGTCCACCTTCATCAGAAGGCATCTTAGCGTCCATAGAGAACAATGCAGCCTCTGCAGCCCGTCTACGGGTTAAGCCTCTTAGGGGAGTAAGTTTACCATCTACTCTAGCCTTGTTCCATCGCATAAGTTGTTCAGGAACTTCATCATACAGACCCTTATTTAATTTTGATAAAAGTGTCGAACTACGAAAGGCTCCACCACCTAAATTAAATACAAATGAAGTAAGGCTATCATACTGATTTTGAGTTAGAGGTACGTGTACATACTTCTTAACAATCTTACCATGTTCATTTAGATCATGCACAAGGCGTATCTCAGCCTCTTCTTTTGTAATAGTGTGACCAGATCGAACACCTTTAGTTGCGCCATATCCAATAGTATATTTTCCTGCAGGACACCTATACGAATGTACTAGTCCGTCCTTGTGGACTTTATGTAGCCCTTCAAACTTTTTAACAAGATTAGTCCCTGTTTGTGAGATTTTATCTGGGTGCATACTTACCTTCAATCATTATAAATTTTGCTGAATAACTGGACTTTGAGTTTGTGATCCCGTCATTGTATTAAGTCCACTTGCGGTAAGGTCACCAAATTGGCCCCCTGCTCTTGCATATCCCATGCGGTCCATTGAACTGAGCAAGAAGTTAATATCTCTAGTAGTTTGAAATAAAAGTTTACCGTTACTATCAAAGTTTGCTATAAGCAAGTTATTTTGATCATCCATACCCCTGCGAATAATATTTCCATTTTGATCTACAGATTGAGTAATTAACCTACCTGTTTGATCAAATGCATTAGCTAAATCAGAGTATTGTCTGCGAATGTTTTCGTCTATATCTAAGCCCTGAGTATTTAAAACTTGTCTGATAGTATCTAATCTAGTAAGAACATCGGCTGCATTATCATTATCTACAGTTCTACTAACATCATTTAAATCTCGCAGCAATTGACCATAGTTAGTGGTTTGCGCTCTAGCTGCAGCTTCTGTAGCTGCTTGTGCGGCGGCTGTAGCCGCTTGTTGCGCACCCCCTTGTGCAGATACTTGGTTCATAGCTGTTTTTTGACCTGCAGCAAGTGTATCTACACCGCCAGTAATTTGTTTTTGAATGTCGGCTCTTGTATTTGAAGCAAGAGATGTATCAGTAGCATACTGCTTAGTAAAGTCTCCGAAGTCACTAGCAAGACTTGAACCTACTGAAGTATCTATTGAATTTAGTAGGCCAACATTAGTAACTTGATTTTCACCTTGTACTTTTTTAATTAGATCAATAGCAGTCTGTGCAGTTGTTTGACCAGTAAGAACTTTTTGTTGTAAGTCTCCTAAAAATCCCCCTACTGTAGCAGGGTCTGTTCCCATAAGACGTTCAAATGCAGCAGTAGCTGCTATGTCAGCGTCTGAAACAGCCTTATCTATTTTACCAAACCTAGTAGCTATTTGAGATTGATCTAGTTCATCACTACCCAAGTTTCTAATATCGGTTACAGCCCCACCAATTTGATCTGTTATAGTTCCACTAGTTCCTGTATCTCCAAGAGCCTCATTCACTCCCATAAAGCCCGTATCTACTGCGCCTACAAGACCCGTAGAAGTAACGTCAGTAGGGTCGCCGGATAAAGTATTAATTATATTAGCTTGACCCCCTTCTAATCCACCAAAACGTCCTGAAATACCAGAAGTATCATTTGCGGTTCCAAGATTGTTTATCTGATCTAATTTAGCTAAATCACTTGTATCTATTTGTTGGGATACTACGGTAGTCTGAGGAATGTTAGCAAATCCAGTATTGATCTGACTAGAGAGGTCTGCCTGACCAGTAAGTAACTGACCTTGATTACCTAAAACAGACCCTTCAGTAGTTACTTCTACTGGGTCGTAAGCTATATTCTGTTGTTCCCCTGTAGTGGTGACAAGATTACCATCAGCATCAAAGTCTGCAACGGTTGATCCTGCTACTGTGGTTGTACCACCTTGGCTAGTAAGAGTCTGTGGTCCCGTTGTTCCTATAGCCGCCTCTGCATCAGCTATAAAACCTTGAGTTCCTTCTGAAGTAACTGTACCTGTAGAATCAACCACTTCAGGAGTTCCTAATAAGGCTCCTTCTACTGCACCTGCAGATTGTTCTGTAGCCGCTAATTGGGCTGCTTCTTCTGCAGTAAGACCATCACTTCCACCGTTGCACATTTTATATTCCTTTTTTAGCTATAAAGCCTATGTTGTCGTAGTTCTTTCTTTTTAAAAATTTTTCAAAAGTACCACTATATTCACCTGAAGAGTGAGCAATAGATATCTCTGTCACACCCCAAGACTTTGACCACTTTTCAAATTCTTCAATAGACCTATTTAGAAACTTTAGAGAAAATTTTCTATCCTCTGGGTTTACATATATAGCTACATCTGAAGCAATTTTATAAGTACTAAAATAGTATTCTGAAACCCTACCACAGAAAGCACCTCTAATCTTTTTATCTACCTCACCTACCACCAAAAAATAAGAACTGTTAGGATTTAAGCAGAGTTCTAAAAGTGCTAATACTTTCTTCTCACTAAACCCACATTTTTTAAAAAGATAGTTTTCTTGAAAATCTTTTGCCATTGCTAAGACACAAGGAATATCTTTTTTTTCAAGTCTTCTTACTTGCATTTATCAACTAGGGGCAGAAGGCCAATCTTTAATTTCTAAATCAGGCCAATTAGAATGAGAAGGTAAGTTTCTTAACTCAGTTCTGTAAGTAGCCCAAGAAGTTTTCTTTGCACTAGATAGTGGACTGTCTGGTACTTGTGTCCAATCACTTTCCATCAAAAGCATATTACGATGTTGACGGTTATTTTTAGCATCAGCAACTAATTTTAAAGAAGCAAGTTCAGCATCACGCTCTGCTTCTGTCATAGGTCTTACCGTAGAACCCTCTTTAACCCAACGGCCTACCGTGGGTTCTTCTTTAAGTTCAACGTAATGTTCGTCTGCTTCTAGTGTCTTAGGTCTTTCTAAGACTGTTTTTATGTAAGTAGATTTATTATCACTACCAATAGCTACAACATATTTCATTTAAGGTTCTCCAAATTAAGTACGATCTCCGTAGATTGCTCCACATTCATTATAAAAACGATAAAATTGTTCACCTGCGCTTCCATAATCAGTTACTGTTCCATCTCCAAAGGCTTTTATTCTAGCCTGATGATAAGTTTGCGACATTTGTAAGTCACACTCCAATGAAGTGTTGTCTAGAAAACTAGTTTTCATACTTTGAAAATTACAAGCATATCTAAAGACGGTCCAGTAACTAGCATTGTTTGTGTAATGTGTATTAGTACATAACATAAGGGCGGAAGTTTTATTTGCAGGAAGGGTTACGCTTGAAGTAATTGTCGATATGTTGCTTGTATTACCTGAAGTATAAATTGTATCCCATCCTTGCGAGGTATTATTAGTAGTTTGCCCAGTAGTCGTAGTACTAGTATATTCTGTTGAATTAGGCCTATATATTGAGAATGATTGCCCTTCATAACCGTTATTCCAATAATTAGTTAATTCGTATTGAACACCTACAGTTATATCACTAGAACTTTTATTTCTAACGAACATAATAGTAGTTCCCCAAGGAGTATAAGAATTAGTTCCCCTGCCCTCTATAACCATCATAGAAGTAGGGCCAAGATGATCTCGTTTTAAATAATGTTCTCCAAGACCATGTGAGAATTGTCCGGCTGCAGCAATTGTATTTGTATAAGTTCTTATGGGGCCTAAAGGAACTCTCCATTTAGTTTCCATATCTTGCCAACCCTGTCCGTAGACATAAAAACTATAACCCTGTGACGGGTGATTATTTTGCCAATTATAATTGTGATGGTGGTTTCTATTATTTAAACCACTAAAAGCAACCCACGTTTGCGCTGCGTGAGTAGTAGTCCTTGATTCTTGAGGATATAATAAATCTTGTGCAGAAGTGGAAGGACCTGAACCTGCAGCTTTAAGTTTATTTACCTCATTTAATAGATATAAATCCATTAGGAATACTCCCCATATACTTCTCCTACCATATTAAACCATTTAATAATGTTATTATCATTATCTGATTGATTGAATTGTGCAGACGCTAAAGGTAGATACCCTGCTGTACATTTTAAACAAGTTTCAAGCCCTGCATTGGGTAAATTATGCAGCATTCCCAAATTATTTATTTCATATATAATATTTCCACTAGTGGTACTGGTCCAATTATTCATCGTATTATTAAAAGTTAATGCAATAGTTGTATTAGCCGGAACTGTAAAATTTTGTGAAGTAGTGTAACTCCAAGTGGAACTAGTATATTGATAAAGTCTAGTTATGGTCACACCATTAATAGTTGAAAAGGTCGTTGCTGATCCTGAGAATGTCGGAGTATACTGAATAATGCTACTTCCATCATAACCGCTAGTGTAGTGATTAGAAAAGTTCCATTCTAAACTTGTAGAAATAGAACTAGATGTAGGGTTTCTAATAAACATTATTCTTGAGCCAAAAGGAAGGTAACTAGAGGAACTGGCACTGGTCATACTGTTTGTTCTTATGCCGTGATGAGAGCCATAGCCTCCTTGTAATCCTTCTACATAAAAGTTTCCTTTAGGTCCAAGTGTTTTGTTATAGTATGCACTTACACTGCTACTGTCTAAATATTCAGCCGCCGTAAAGAACAGCATTCTCCTTGACCTAGCATCTTGTCCATACACGTATAAAGTGCCATGACCATTGGAAGTACTCCATTCTTGACCTGTATAACCATACCTAGCATTATTATTATAAATTGAATATATAGGGCGGCGATTTTGCGCTCCTGATGTTGTACCATCACTTTTTAGTAAGTATCCACCAGAAGTTGTACTACCCCCAGAGGAACCTGCCTTTAATTTATTTACTTTATTAAGTAAAAAAAGATCAATATCCATTATATGTTTCCCCTATGTACTTGGAAAGTAGTAATCACAAGATACGTAAAAATCTTTTATTCTTGAGTTGGCAGAGTGATTTCTTGAATTGAAATTATGCCCAAAAAGAACAGTTCTATACATATCTAAATCAGGCCTAAGTCCTGCACTGTACATCTGATCAAGGTTGTAATAATAATGAAGGTCCTGCCAACTTCCCCAACTACTAGAGTCTTGATGATAGTACATACTATTACAACCCACTATCGTAGCAGTTCGTCCTGCAGGAAGTCCTTGCGTCATACTTATCATAAAATTTTGGGTATTGCTCTGGTAACTGGTTTTATAGTAATTTGTAGAAGTAACATTACCTTTATTTAGTGAATTAGGAAGATGGATGGCAAACGCTGCACCATCATAACCACTATTATAATAAGAAGAACCACCAAAGTTAACTGTCATATTAACAGAAGAACTAGTAGGATTTTTTACAAACATCAAACTAGTTCTAAGTGGGGGGTAGCTTTGAGTTTTGTATGGAGTACCATAAACTCCTGCAACACCAACCCAGTTTCCCTTCCCAAACCTAGCTTTAGGCATTGAATCTCCCTCATGGTTACTCATATTATTGCTTTGATGATTTCCATTTTGGATTGCCATGTATGCTGCGTGTTCTGAATCAAATTCACTATTAAAATACGCATAGAACGTGGCATGGGGGCT